CCAACAACAAACCCAGACATATTCCCGTTTGGACGCAAGATGGTTAACGCTTGAGCGTTAGGATAAATCCAGAATTCAAATGTAAACGCAGAGCCAGCGCCAGATGGGAAAACAGCAGACGCAGGGAATAGAAGGGCATCACCAGTACCATCAAAGAACATACTGCTGTAAGTAGCAGCTTGGAATGGATTGAACGCACGAACTGCTACATTACCAGTGCGAGTAATTGTCAAAGCGTTGGGACTGCTGTCTACGAGCAAGCGTGATTGACACGTTAAAAACGACGTACCACTAATCGCCGTCAGCGGAGCTGTAGGCGGTGTAAAGTTGGCTGTGTATACAGCGGTGCCTTTGACAGTACGGACATTAGTAAGAGTACCTGAAAAAGTAAGCGTCGCTACAGGGGAACCGCCTGACCAATATGTACCAATCCCCGCAGGTGCCGAAGCTCCATAATCGTTAGCATCGGCGTAAGCTGATCCTGCTTGCACTCCATTTACGAACAGCTTTGTGGACCCAGAGGCCCTAGTCAGAGCAATATGATACCAAGTGTTGCTACTTAAAGCTGCGCTACTTAGTCTGTCTGCGCTGTTAGTGTAATACTTTAGTACATTTGAGCCGCCAAGAATATAGAAGTGTGGGTTAACACTACTTCCGGAACTAAGGTTACTAAATACTGTCTGATCAGCAGCTATGTTGCTTGTATACATCCAGAACTCGATGGTGAAGTCTGCTGTACCGTAACCAAACGCCGCGTTAGTTGGTACAGTCAAATAATCACCACTACCATCAAAGTAGTTGCTGTAATAAGACCCAGCGTATGGTGTCTCGTAGCGAACCTTTGCATCGCCAACGGTTTCCAAGTCAACGCATCGGCTACTGTCTACTACCGCGCCCTTGTCCATGTTGAGCAGTAAAGTGGTTCCTGCGGTAGCAGTCAATGGTGTGAGTGGGGGTACAAAATTGCCTTTGTACAGAGCAGTGCCTTTAGTGATGCGTAGATCGGCTATGTAACCAATCCAATGTTCATTTGTACCATCATAACTACTGATTAAAAGTGGTGCATTATAGTTAGGCATTGAGCCAGCATATGTGCCAGTACCAGAACTAACTCCATTTAAATATATGGTAAATGTAGAGCCGTTCCTTACAAATGCAAAATGAGTCCACACATTTAAAGATACTGCAGTTGATGAATTAAACGCAATAACAGATGAAGTGCTCAGAATAAAATTTACAGCAATTGTGTTTGTGGAATTATTTAAACGAATAAACCCTTGAGTAGATGAGTCGGGATATTGATTATAAAATCTTCTATCTCCTGTGGCTGTTGGGTATATCCAACTTTCAATTGTAAAGTTGCCAGTGCCATATGCAAATGCATCACTGTCAGGAATAGACAAATAATCACCAGTACCATCAAAGTATGCTGAACCGCCGTAAAGCGCAGGCGTGTAAGCTGTACCCGTTGTCGTGTTTGTAAAACCAAATGGGTTGAACTGACGTGGGATAGCATCACCAGCTTGAGTGATCGTGAGTGCGTTTGCGCTATTGTCTCTATGCGTAGCCGATTGGCAGGTCAGGAGTGATGTACCAGCAATGGCTGTTAAGGGTGTTGTTGGGGGTGTGAAGTTGGCTGTATATACGGCTGTGCCTTTTACTACACGAACATTGCTGATGTAACAAGTACAAGGAAAAGTAGCAGAACCGCTTAACGCAAAATTATCTGCGCCATAGTTAACAGCGCTTGTCCAATTAAGAACAGAGACTCCATTGACGTATAAATTAGTTTGATTTGTTCCTGTTCCAGTACGTACAACAGCTACATGGTTCCAAACATTTGATACTACCGAAGTCGTTGAAACTCTATCAGTGCCATCGTACACATTGTAAAAACCCGAGCCATTTCTTTGAATATTTAATGTTAAACCACTATTTATTACCCAAACTTGAGCTGCGGCCGTGCCTATAGAATATACCCAAAACTCTACAGTAAACGCACCTGTCCCATACGCAAAAGCTGCATTACTAGCTACAGTTAAACTATCACCAGTACCATCAAAGAACGTGCTGTACGTAGTAGGTGTCTGGATAACAGGACTGAATGGGCTGAATCGTTGAACGCTGACATCACCGTTGCGTGTGATGGTGAAGTTATTGGGACTGTCGTCTACAAATCTATTGTCTTGGCAGGTTAATAACTTTGTGTTGGCGATTGCAGTCAATGGAGATGTAGGAGAGGTAATGGTAGAATTTGTGTACCCGTATACATCAGTGCCAGCAACCACTCTTAAGTTTGAAATATATCCTGGCCATGCGGATCCACCGCCGCCAGCATCGTAACCCACTTGCCACGTTGATAGTGTCGTAAATGCGTTATTTACTGTACCATTTGCAACTCTAGTGCCGTTGAGGTACAAACTTGTTTGGTTTGTACCAAGTCCTCCCCTAGCGACTACAACATGATTCCATGTATTTAACGTAGGCAATGTTGTTGAGTCTAATAACCAAGATATTCCTCTAGACGAGATTCCAAATCTAGTGTTAACGTTGTAGCCTAATGAAAATTCAGCACTAGCAGTTGAAGAGAACACAATTGCTCCATTCGTCAATGATGTTGGGTATATCCATGCCTCAACTGTAAATACAGTTCCCAACCCAAATATAGCAGTTGCTGTTTGTAAGTAATCACCAGTACCATCAAAGTAGTTTGACCAGTTTGCACCATAAGGACTGAATGTGCCTTGGGTGGCATTACCAACTTGCGTGATTGGGAAGTTGTTACCGCTGTTGTCAACGAACTGTTTGTTTGCTGCTGGCTGATTTGTCTGGAGTGTCAACAGTTGCGTGTTTGTTACCGCAGTCAAGGGTGCTGTAGGCGGTGTGAAGTTTGCTGTGTAGACAGCTGTACCATTAACAATACGAAAATTGGAAATGTTTCCTGTATAAAAATACAAGCCAGCATATGCCGCCGAAAAGCCAATATTACTTACACCAACCGCACCCCACGTACCGGCAAACGCACCTGAACCCGATAAAACCCCATTAATATAAAAATACATTGTTCCCGAAGAACGAACAAATGCAACATGAGTCCAAGTATTTAAGGGAACTGTACTAGCACTAGAAATACTTACACCAGTGTAAAAAGCATTTAACACTCCATCAATAACACATAAATAAGATGTGCCATTTCCTAATAGCATCCTGTAACTGCTGTTAGCAGTCATGTAAACCCAGCATTCAACAGTAAAATTACTTGTACCAAATGAAGATGAAGAATTGCTAGCTAAACCTAAATAATCACCAGTGCCGTCAAAGTATCCCGAACCAAGGTATGTTGTTGTGACTCCGTTCAGAATAGTAGGAATTGTGAAAGGAATAAAACCACTGACAGTCGTGTCACCGTTCTTTGTAATGACAAAGTTGTTTAGGCTGTTATCAATGAAACGATTACTTTGACAAGTTAATAAACTTGTTGAGGTGCCTGTAATTGCGGCAATATTTGTACCACTACTTTGTGTTGCTTGTAATGGACTTGTGGGTACTGTAAATGCTCCGGTGTATACTGCTGTGCCTTTGACAATACGTACATTACTAATATAGCCAGTTACGTATTCACCATTATATGCACCGTTACGCCCAATTCCAACAACTTGTGATGAGTCTGTTATTGCTAAAGAACCCATGTTAGTGTTTGACGTAGACTGGACACCGTTTAAATATGCGTATACGTTTGCCCCATTTCTAACTCCTGCTACATGCACCCACTGATTAATTGGTACGGTACCTGTATTAGTGGAATAATACATTGTTCCATTGTAACCTACGCCAAATAAAAGGTTGTTGGAGGTATTGACGGAAAGTGTGTATGACATTGATGCTTGAGTACCAGCTGCATCACACGTACCAATAATCACTCTTGACGTACCACTTGTTGTTAAGTACACCCAAGCCTCAAGAGTAAAATCACCAGCGCCCATAGTAAAGGCCGTTGAGTCAGGTACGCTTACATAATCCCCAGTACCGTCAAAAAAGTTGCTGTAGTAACCCGGTGTGTATGGGTTGAAATTGCTAGGACGTGTGTCGCCGTTCAACGTCAATACGTTGCCGTTTGTGCTGGCATCAGAAATAAACGTGACTGCGGGGGGTGTGCCGCTAATCAGTAAAGTTACGAATTTCCACAGTGAGTCACCAGTGACAACAGCAGCGCGAAAGATGGCACGTAAGGCATGGGTCAAAAACATTAGGCTACATTCCCAACGGAAGCTCCGTAGATTGTTGAGTTAACTTTCCACAATTCGATTACGCCGTACCCCGTGGTCGGCAGAGTCGGTGCAGTTCCACCCACCCATGTTACCGCCATCGTTGTCCAAGTAATAGTGCTGGCCGTACCTGCGACCATTAAAGTTACGCTCTGCCCTGACAAAAAGGACGTTGCTGTTGGTGTTCGGCTTGCGCCTAGTGACCAAGTCTGAATCGTGCCGTTTGCTGGGTTGATATCTACAGATGCTCCGTCGGTAATCGCAAACACCGTTTCATTGAACGCTGTACCAAGCGAGTTCACCTTGTTTGCAAATTTTGAAAAAATTGCTGCGATTGTCATTTGATTACCTCAAGAATTATTTCAGCTGGCGAACAACAATTGCTTGTCCAGAAAGCGGTGTGAATGTGAATGTTAACGTAGTACCCGATACTGTGTAGTCCGACGTTGGGGCCATACAGACACCGTTCAAGAACACAAACAAGTTGTCCACGGTGTATCCAGTTGTGATCGTAAACGCAGTCGTTGTACCGTCACCTGTGAACGTCTGAGTAGCTGCAGTTAATGTTGCACCAGCAGCACCCGTTGGTCCAGT